CTACGTAGACATTGACCTCGGAGAACACGGTGACCAAATCACGGGGCTAGTAGCTGACGGTGATCGGTTACTGATCTTCAAGACCAACAGCGTGTATGCGATATTTGGTTTTGATTCTGATTCGTTTCAAGTTGTTACGTTGACAAACGACATGGGTTCAGTGGAACTTTCTTCTCCAGTGAACACACCGTTTGGAACATTTTTTTGGCACGCCCAAGAAGGAATATATGTTTATGACGGCCAAAACTTTACGTGGCTGTTCAGCAAACTTGTTCCTGCTATAGATAATCAGCAAATCACTTTCGGGTCTGCACCGCAGCTTGCGTGGGGTAACAACAAACTTTATGTTTCTGTTGATTACAGCGCTGATGCTGCGACTGCTCGCCGCACTTACATTTACGATCCGACGCTGGGTCAGGGCGGTGCGTGGGTAGCTACCGATATTGATGCTGGTCCACTGTTTTCATATCGGCCACCGAATAGTACGCCTACAGTGTTTGCTGGATGTGTAGCTAATACGGGTTCTGTTGTTGATGTTGAGGATGAACAGAAACGTGACGCTGACCGTTACACGTCAAGCACGGAAACACATATTGATTCATATTTCGTTACTCGTTGGGTAACAGGGAAAGACCCCATCGTCAAAAAGCGTTGGGGTCGTCCAAGGGCTGTTGTTTCTGCTGAAGAAACAATTACGTTGCCTGTAAACATTTTTAAGGATTACGACAAATCTACGCAAACTTCTAGTTTTAGTGTGAGTGTGGAAGGTAAAACTTCTGCTTCTCGTTGGGATACAGCTAAGTGGAATGAAGCTGCTGGTACGTATGTTGCTAAATGGGATGCTATTGGTCGTGATCTCACCGCTGATGTCAAAAACTTGCCTACACTTGGGACAGGACGGAGTGTAAGTATGAAAGTCAGCGGACCTACTAATAATTTCCATTGGGAAATCAATGCGCTGGCGTTCACATATACGCCAAGGAGACTGCGTTAAATGGCAACTCTTGGACCCTTAAACGATTTCAATGCAGGAACAACAATTGTTGCTGCCGACATGAATCAAAACTTTGCGGACATTGAAACTTTTGTCAACACCACTCCTGGTGTTGTGCAGAAAGACATTGTTGATGCGAAGGGTGATCTTATTGTTGCGACCAGCGCTGACGCTGTGTCTCGGTTGGCTGTTGGCACAAATAACTATGTGTTGACTGCCGATTCTGGTGAAGGAACTGGTCTTAAGTGGGCTACTGCGCCTGCGGATGCGACGAAGATGCCGCTTGCTGGGGGTACTTTTACTGGTTCTGTTACGTTTGAGGCAACGAACACGTTTGAGGCAGCAAACACGTATCAGGGTGCTAGCCCAATGCTGCTTACGGGTGCGACTACTGGTAATGGCTACGAAATTACGCTTACGGTTACTGACCCTACTGCTGACAGGACGCTTACTTTGCCTGATGCAACTGGGACAGTAGCGCTTACTAGTGATATACCCACGTCCGTGAACGGTACATCGGATAACATTATTTCTAATCAGGTCTTTAGCTAAGGGACAGATATGGCGACATATTCAAAACATCTTCTTTCGGGAAGCACAAACGGAAAGAACATTTCTGTAACAGGTAACGCAACAGGATCAGCGGTAACAGTACATACAGCGACTTCGGGTACATCTAATTTGGATGAGATCTGGCTGTATGCGACTAACACTTCTGCTGCTGCTGTGGTTCTTACTGTCGAGTTTGGTGGCACAACGGACCAAGACGATTACATCGAATTGGAACTTGCTGCTGATTCAGGGATGACACTTATTATTCCTGGGCTTCTTTTACAGAACAGTTTGCTTGTTAAAGCGTGGGCTGCGTCAGCAGATGTTATTAACATAAACGGTTACGTAAACCGCATAACTGCCTAATCGGAGGCTTGAATGTCGTTCCGACAGGACAGAACCAATCCATCTTCAGCGGTTTCCAATTGGAAAGGCCGCTCGGAAACCCCGAAGGGGTGGCCGAGTACCCGTGTTTCTACGTGGATGAATGGTGGACTGTTTGGTGCTGCTGGTGGAACTGGAACGTATGAACCCATTGCAACAGCTACAGGTGATGGTTCAAGTGACACAATTGCGTTTACGTCTATTCCTGATACCTATAGCGATTTGAGAGTTTGGGCTGTTAGGAATGGCAACAGTTTGACGGTTGGTGCCGACACTATTGTATTAAGAATGAATGATGAAGGAAGTTACAATCGTGATCGGTTAATGATTTCTGGATCGTCACCTGCATGGAACCAATCAAGTAGCACTAGTGGAATATGGGAAAGCGTTTCAATAGAGGTTTATAGTGCTTCTATAGCAGGTACTATGCCTTCGGTTTATATCCTCGACATATGTAACTATGCAGGGGGTAGTCATAATAAACCTATGTTCTTTCAAGGTGGGAACCCTAAAACAGCATACATATCTAGCAATTGGGGTGTCGGTATGGGCGTTACCTCTATGAACGCAACTGCATCTACTGAATTGGGAGACATAACTAAAATAAGCATTCAAAATGGTTCTGGAAGTGAATGGGAATCCGCTGACCGAGTTACTTTGTTTGGAATTAAGGATTCGTAATGGCGAGAGAAGGCTGGTGTCCTATAGCAACAATGAATGGCGGAGATGGGAGTGCAACAGAACTGGAGTTTACGGGCATTCCTAATACTTATGAACACTTATGTTTACGTGGGTTAGTGTGCAGTAGCTCTAGCGACAGTTTCCCTATTTATTATTTTATGACTCTTAATGATAATACTTCTGGGTACGACGTTTCGGAACTTGGGAATAGTTACGTTGGTGGCGGTAAAGTTGCTTATTCAAATTTGAATGGCACGGCTGGCCCATCGGCAGGCCGTCACGTAAACCCTACGCTTGGCAATGCAGGTAATACCACTACACACGGTTCGCTTGGTTACGGCTATTTTGAAGCTGAAATTTTTAATTACAAAAACACTAGCGCTTACACAAGTGTAAATATTGCTTCTGGTTACGCTACTCAAAACACAAGCGGTGGGACCTTAAGAACACAAGTACGAAATGGGCATTTTGTTTGGCGAAATACTGCTGCTGTAACCTCTTTGCAATTCGTTTGGGAAGCTTCAGCAGCGTGGACAACTGACTCAAAAATTACTTTGTACGGGTTTTTAGGAGAGTAGTCATGGCGCAAACTTATGATTTGATGGCTTCAGCTACCGCAGATGGAAGTTCTGACACTATTCAATTTGATGCTATCCCTCAGACTCACGATAATCTTCATTTTTTTCTTTCTATCCGCAGCACTACCACAACAGCAAGTACTCAAACTGATCTCAAAGTGACTCCACAAACTAGTTCTCCTTGGAGCGCTAATCTTGCTGCTTATTTCATTAACTACGTGAGCCAAGCAGATACTTCAAATTATTCGAGTAGTACTGGCACCGATAATATAAATACGATTGTAAGGCTTCCTAATTCTTCTTCGGGTTCTAACTTTGGTTCTACCGCTCAATATTTTGGTTGTTATCGAATAGATTTTCCTGAATACAGTCTGGACGGTCAAAACAAAGGTTTTTACATGTACGGGGGATGTATAACTGACGCAACATATTTTGGTGCCTCCTCACAGGCAAACGGCAACGTAAGGGTTGTAGGTCCTTTTGTTCAAGTGACGTTTGAAGTTAACAACGGGAACTTTGTTTCTGGGTCACGTATTCGTATGTACGGAAGTTCTAATAGTTAGGTAAAATTATGGAAACAAAAATTGTGGTTGATTGCACAACGGGTATTACGAGTACTGTTGAATTAACTGAAGAAGAAATAGCCGAAAAAGACAAAGACAGAGAAGCAAATTTAGCTGTTCGTGAAGCTGAAGCAGCAGCAGAAGCTCAACGTGCAGCAGACAAAGCTTCTGGTGAAGCGAAACTTGCTGACCTTGGACTTTCGGCAGAAGAAATTGCTGCTTTAGTGGGCTGATATGGCTGTTACGTATCGCCCTACGCACAAGTTTCTGGGACAGAACGGTGTTTCTTTAGAGTACGAATTAAGGAAACTGTCTCAAAAAATTGAAGCTATTAGCGATACGGATAGCGATATTCGTGCGGTTGCTTCGGGAGCTATGGCGATTGCCACATCTGCTGAGTCAACTGTAAGCGCTGCTTCTGCTAGCGCAGCTACGAATGCTGCTGCGATTACGGTAAATGCGAATGCGATTACAGTGTTACAGAACGATCTTGAAGCAGTCCGACTAGGACTTTGGAGTTAAAATGAGTTCAATATTAGCTAATGCAACGTCTTACGGTGTGTTCAAGGGCGACCAGCAATTAACTGTTTCTAGTTCTGCTGTTGCTTTGACCGTACCTACGGGTGCTGTCGGTGCGATGATTACGAATGGTGCTGAAGCTATTCGTGTGCGCTGGACTGGCGCTGGTGGTGGTGACCCTACTGCTTCGGTAGGTCATTATTTGAATCCGTATTCGGTTATGGATCTGTATACGAGAGATTTGACGGAAGTCAAAATGATTCGTGTTGCCAGTGATTCTGATGTCCAGATTTCGTTCTTTGGTTTGGATAACTGATGACTCTTCAACGTATTGAGCAACGTATTACTCAGACTTCTGTTGGTGACATTTCTGCTGTGACGACTACCGCTCCTTTACAGGGCGGTGGTACGAGTGGAGATTTGGCGCTCACATTGGCTCCGTTTACGGCAACTACGGCGACTGCTACGGCAACCGATTATGTGGTTATTTCCGATACGGACGACTCTAATGGGGTTAAGAAAGCGTTGGTTTCAGACATAACTGCGTTGGCTGCTGTGGATGTGCAGAGTGCGACGTTGCTTGTGGCTGGGCAGGTATTTAGCTGATGGCTCGGTTGACTGCTTCTCAGCGCAAAGCAATGAATCGAAGCAGTTTTGCTTTGCCGTCTAAACGGGCGTATCCGATTAATGACAAATCACATGCACGAATGGCTTTGGCGATGGTGGCTGCGCATGGTAGTCCAGCGGAAAAATCTAAGGTGCGTAGGGCAGTGAAGAAAAAGTTTCCTTCTATTAAGCAGGGTAAATAGGTATGGCTTACGCTGGGTATGGGGATCGGGCTAGTTCATTGGGTCGTCAGACTCGTGAGTATGGTTATGGTCTGAGCGATATTCAGCGTGCGTCTGAACGTATTGGTCGTTCTGACGCTATGAATCAGTTCAATGTTGAGCAGCAGGTTGGCCGTGCTGCTCGTACTTTGCCTGGTGCTTTTAATCGTCGTGGGATGATTGATTCGGGGCAGTTTAAGCGTGCGCAGGAGATTTCTGCTGGTGAGGCTGAGTTGGCTCGCTTTGGTGTTGCTGCGCAGACTGAAGAGGCTCGGAGGCAGTTGGATCAGCAACGTAATTTGTTGGAGGAGCAGTTGTA